GTATGTTGTATCTAATTTTGCTAGTTTTGCTTTTAATTCTTCATTTTGCTTTTTAACAGATTCAGCAAACTGAACGGCGGCTTCTCGTTCTCTTTCTTCATCTCGATACTTTTTGGTAAGTTTCGTGATTCGTTTCTTAACAGATTCCGAATACTGAGACAAGTCATCAGCATCTGAAGCCTCTTGTTTCTTCTCTTCGGTTGCAGTTTCGGTATCTGTGCTAACTTCTGGTTTTTCGTCTGGTTCATCATTTTTTTCTTCCTCAATTTCGACAACTTGACCCTCTTCTTCTGGAAGAGACTCTTTCTTCTCGATGTTTTCTGGCATACTTAAGCTCCGTATGTTTTGATGTCATCGGGATTAACAATGGTTGCAATGACTTCATCGTCATTGATTATCCTAACTTCTCCTCCTTCTATTTGGAATCGTGACCCAGCATAACGACCAATACAAACCCAGTCGCCTTCCTTACACCATGGTCCCTCTTCTCCGAACTTATCAAAATCTTTGTATGCAAGTGGTCCTAACTTGACCACATAAGCAACAACAGTTGCTCTCGCTTCTTTCTCTCTAACAGAATCTGGAACATGTATACCACCTTCCGTTGTTTCCTTTCCCATATAAGGCATGACTAGGATTCGCCATCCAGTGGGTTGAGGTACTCTTTCTGTTAGGGATTTCTCTTTAGCTTCTTTATCAGCTTTTTCTTTTGCTTGTCGTTGCTTTAATACATAATCAGGTACTATTAAAGTCATCGTCTGTTTTCTCCAGCAGGGTTCTTAATTGTTCTAATGCATAGGTTAGACCCTGGATTTCACCTACCATTGCTTTATATGCTTCCATATCAGAAGCATTTCCACTCGTCAAGGATATACTAATATCTTCTATTCGAGTATTCAAGGCTTTTTTATAATTATATAGAAAATCTGTTACTTTCATTAATCTAGTAAAGCATTCCTTCTAGATAAAAAGTCTTTAATATCCTTTTTTGGATTAATTGAACTTAAGTTTACATCAGTACCAGTTTGATCCTCTATATTTTTCATCTCTTCTTGTGCATCTTTACCTTGTATTAAATCCATTATTCCTTGACCAGTTTTAGTCACTGGTCTTGCACCACCAAATGTTAACCCTTCTAGTGTACTAGCCAATCCACCTAATATTCCTTGTGGACCTTGATACTCTGGACTATCTGGATCTAGTTTAGGATCATAGTTAATTCCCTCTGGAGCCATAAAATTAGGAGCTATTGCTTGGTCTGTTTTACCTAACAAAGAAAGAACAGGACCTAAAGGAGATAACCCAAAAAGACTTCTTGCTGTTGTTTGTCCCATAGTCTGAGGTTTATCCACTTCAAGCACTCTACCTAATCTTGTTAATTGACCTTCTAAACCTGGTCTTATATTCCCTTCACTATCTAAAGGGTTCATATATCTATCACGATTAAGTTGTCTTTGAATCGCTATATTAGCTAGTCCAGCTTGACCACCACCAAATTGATCAACATAGCTAACTCTATCTACACCGAATAGTTGAGAGAAAAAAGAATTAGGAAACGGATTAGTTGCCGTTCCTCCCCCTTGTGCATAAATTTCTTCTTTTACTTGATCAGGAGTTAATGCAGTATCATTATCAGAAGAGCCAGGCATACCAGCAGAAACTGAGCCATAGTCTCCTACTCCACTACCACCCTCGTAGGAAGGATCATCTCCTACAAAACTTTCTTCCACTAAAATATTCCTTTAAACTTCTTACCTTTTATTTGAGCACCACAACCTCTAAACTGACCACCATCTCTGTAGTTTAGTGTGCCACCCATTTTAAAAACTCCTCTGCCTTT